ACCACCGCTCCGGGTATGTCTCGTTGATTGAGATCTTGTATCAGGCGCTGGGTAAAAATCACGAATTTTCCGCTGGTCATCGTGAACTCGCGCACACGTTCGGCCACTGCAAGTTCCTGTTCGGAATAAGGTCTGTCAGCAGTGATCATCGGTAATTTCCAGCGATGCCATCGTCGCTGATGTTGTCACCACCATACATGTGCTGTATGGGTATTTCAAATGGTGCATCCTTGACTTTGCGGAACACAGCAGCCACCATGGGATCGCTTTCCCAGGTATCAAGTTCTAGTTTGCCTCTGTAGCCTTTGTTGCGACCCAGATTGTTGACGTCTAGTTTGTGTAGATATTGGGCATCACTGGATGCGATCCATAACTCTCTCAACTCATAATCGTTTTGATTGGCCAAGCACGGAAACAGATTGGGGTTGTAGTTGAAGAATCCATGATCCACCCAGCGATAGAATGGCAGCACATGGATCATGAATCCGCCCACACGGCAAAGGTCATGTGCATTCTTGAACACCATGTATTGGTTGAACACATGTTCCCCGGTGCCGTTGTTTGTGACCAGATCAAACTGCTCATGGAATCCGTAGGTCTTGGGTATGTCTACGTTGAGATCCATGGCCACTGCATCTCGTTCAGTATTGACGTCAATGGCCAAGTATCGATCAAACCCTAGACTGAGATACCAATCTTTGGTTCCACCTAATTCTGCGGGCGGAGATATGCCTAGCTTTTGATAGATTTCACCGCGTGCCTTGGTGTTCTTGAGAGTTTGATTGCCCAGTTCAATGACTGTGGGCCGACGATTAGTTACAAGTTCGGGCGCTACTGAACCCACTGCTTTTGTGATTAGATTGCTGAATCCCATGTGACCTCCATGGGGTATTTATCTACGCAGTTTATTGCGATCAATGATCGCCAAAATAGGCCAGGCTTTTGTCCAACCAAGGCAATAACAGATCTCTCTGGCGCACATAGCCATATCGATCCAAACTTACCACTGCGCTGGAAGGTAACATGCCTCGTTCGGCTAGATGATACCACGACGTGGTCTTGGGATCGCTGGGCTGATGACCACTGCGATACACTATGATGTTGATCCAGGGATCTGCGGGATTTTTTTGGAAGAATCCCGATGAGCAGTCCCAACCGGTAGTGGCCAACATATACATCAAGCTGACCACGGTGTGATTGTAATAACAATGACTGGGCAGGTCAAAGGCCTGGCGCTGGAATTCGATGTTGGTGGTTTGCGGCACCATGAGCACCAGCATGGCACCAGGATTGGCGATGTTCCACCAATTGGACAGGCAACCCAGGGGATTGATCATGTATTGGAACGTGTCATGACACCACAGTAGGTCATATCGGTGTTTGGTTTGATTGAGAGTCTCTAGATCTTGTTTTATGTAGTGGACGCCGGCACGTCTAGCTGGGGGTGCCAGTGAATCGACCACGGTATCCACACCTGTGCAAGTGATATTGAGAGGTCTAGGGTTGTCATCTCTGGTGGTTCGGGTGGCCCACCAGGTGAGATCCAGAGCATCTGCTCCGCATCCTAGGTCTATCACGCGGCCCACGCTTTCCATGAAATCGTCGTGTTCATACAGCGATTCCAGCACTTGAAGACTGTGCTCGTGGCTGGCTTGTGGACTTGAGAATCCTTTATGCATGAGAAAATTCTTCCAATATCTGTGTATGCCTAACTATGGCTGTGGCATGTATATAGTCGATCAGTTGAGCATTGGCTTGCAATCGATCCCAATGTTGTTGTCTCAATTCTACCATGTCTTGCTGGCTGACACGATGCACCAATTGCACTACCTGAGTCATGCGCACCCAGGGATCTGGTATATCATCATATGAGTGATTGTCAAACACATCATCAAACACATCAAACCCCATGCGCCTCACTTGGGCCACCAAGCCGGGCACTGCATACCAAACAGGAAACTGATGCCATGCCATGGCTTTGAAAGTTTTTTCTGTGATAAAAATACTGCGCCAGGTGTTGGGGTCGATCTGGCTGGAACTTTCTACTACTAGATTCACAGGTGCTCGATAGAAAAAATCATGATCTATGCGATGCTGAAAAACTTGATCAGCCATAGGGCGGTCAACAATCATGGGATATGGTCGCGGCCATATCAACTGCTTGATGTCATCGCTGGGCTCCACACCATTGGTGCCAAACGTCATTATCAGTTCATCAGATCTGAATTTTGATAGCAGCCGTTTTGCGAGATTCGCTCTGCCGATGCTGGGCCTTCGCATGAGACAGGTCAGTCGGTGCGTCATTGGCAAGCCTGCCCAGTTGATGCGGTAATGCCGAAGATGATCATACCAATTACCATTGTAGATCAATCTGTCGGGCAGTGATGTAGCTCGATAAGGCAATCGATCAATCTGTTCTACACAACTGAATATTACCCGGAAATTTTCAACAGGAACCTGTCTTCTTTGACATAACAAATCAAACATTCCTTGCATGTCTCCAGCATCAATGCCTTCGGGCTTGAGATCAAAAACCCAAATATAATCGCGGGCATCGTTCAATGAAAGTCTGTGTTGTTCAAGATCCTGTTCCAGTAATGGAACAAACCCATCGGATCTCAGTTCTTGTGAAGTGATATTGCGCCAAGCATCATAATATAAAACTCGGCCATTGTCATGCAGTCGTAAACGACTGATCATACCTGGATGTCTTCCATCCCCGCTGTGCGCAAGCGGACGATATGTCCCATTTGCCATTGTTTAGTATCAAGCCCTTTCATGATACCCAACCAACGATTACGTAAGAGAGCCACTTCGTTGATGATGGTCTCAAAATCAATGACCTCGTCCTCGCCATCTACATATTTTTCCGCGTCTCGGCTGGTCAGCGCCCGGGCGTAACCCTCGAGATACTTCTGGAAATGGCGACGGCGGATCTTGCGCAATTGGATATTGAGATAGTTTAAGATGGCTTCTATCTCTTGCAATTGGTTAAAACGATGTTCAGTGATACCGGGCAATTCCTTGATATTGGTTTCAACAAAGCCACCGATCCTGCACTCGCGTTTGGCTTCCTCTAGCTCGCGCTCGTAGTGTGCTATAAAATCTGGAATAGCACTCAGGTTAGCAACTACTCGGCTATACCACATTATCTATTTCCTTGACCAGCCACGGAAATGTTTTGCGCCAACTATTACCCCTACGACGATCTTTTTCATCAAGGAATAATTTGAGATCAGATTTACATTGTAGATCTGGTTGAGAATTTTCGATTCGATCTCGTATTCCTTGCATATATTTGAGGGATGTCTGATCCTGTTCGGTATCTGTTGGCATGAGATCTAGTATGCGATCAAAATCTTCTTGGAAAATTCCTTTTCCAACTATATGAGGCATGAGATATCCAGGTTGTGGACTGATGGCAGAAAAATAATGTCCTACAGGATGCTGATTCCTCCACGATGATAGTTTTTCCAACAGTTGAGGCATGGTCTTGATAGTTAGCACTGATATAGTCTGATTGATATTAATGGTCAACCACTTGTGTGTCAATAGAGTTAGGAAATTTTTTTCCCATGATGCCAAATCAACTCCATATCGGACATATTCTTGTTCAGGTCCCCAGCAGTCGATGCTACAGGTTATGTCAATGCGCTTGAGATGTTTCTTTACCAGCAAAGAACGGAATATTTTCACAAATTTATCTAGTTTGTCTTGAGAAACCATTAGATTGGTCACTATACCTAATTCAAGATCGGAGTGTGGATTATTTTCAAAAAACTCTAACAATTTCTCAAACTCAGCCTGATAGAATGGTTCCCCTCCTAGCACATTGAACCTACGCAAGGATCCAGAATTTTTATCCATCCAGGACCAAAATTTTTCCAACAGTGCTGGATAGTTTTGTGGGCGAGGTGCTGGCGTCAGTTTGATATGTCCAGCTATGAAGTCACCAAATTTGACATTTTCCTGATGTAGTTTACTGCTCAATTCTGGCAAACAATAAAGGCAGGCCAGATTGCAAGTGTTGTTAAAAAAAACTTCCAATATTGTCGGAGATACTGTAATGGCTGTTGGATCATGGCCTAACTCCGGCGGAACCAGGTCAGGAATATTGAGATGCAACATCCTATCACTGAACCCGCCCGACTGTTCTATTTCTCTACAGTATCCACAACTTTCTTTGGGCCATTGGCCGTCCAACATTGCGATACGCTCTTGTTTTTTTTTCTCGGTGTTATGGAAATCGTCAAAATTTTCTACAGTCAAAGGACTCCAACCTGTGCGATGACAACTGGCTGTAGTTTCATCGTGTAGATACAGGGTAGACCAATTCCATTTTAATTGACAAGCAGTGGCAGTTTTGATTGGGAAATATTTCGCAGACATCAATACTCGTCATCGTAATCGTCTTCTTCATCTTCCCCAAGATCTTCTTCTTCCTTGAGATATTCTGCCAAGGCACGTTTTACGTCGCCATCGCCCTTGAATGAATTTTTGATTTCTTCGGCGCTGACGTCGTTGTCAATCAATACCGTGACCAAGGTTTCTGCGGCTTCAGATCTGTCTACAGAGTTGACATAGCGTTTGACTTCGGTCCAAATTTCTGCGGCTAATTCTACTGACATCAGTTATTCCTCCTGTTCTGATTCAGCAATACTTACCTCAGTCTTCTGATTTTGGAAATCTCGCATGACTTTGTCAAGGCAACCGTCTTCGTTGGATTCCCAGCCTTTGCGGAAGTATTTAATGATCTCTCCTTCGCTGGTCACAAACATGAGTTTGTTGCCATCTTTCTTTAACATACCTTTTTTCTCTGCCAAGTCGGTGAGTCCGGAATAAGGATTCATACCTGTTTCATAGGGGATCTTGACCTGCACACCTTCGAATGGTTTGGCATAGCGTGTTTTCATCACTTTACAAGCAGATCGGATACCCATGACATCTGAAATTTTGTTGCCATCTTCATCTTCTTTGAGTTTGAGTTTGCGCATGGCAACCACAATACTAGAAGCATAGATAAAGCCTTGACCGCCGGAGATTTTATCATCAGGATCGAACATGTCTTGGCTGGCATAGGTATGATTGGTACACACCATGCCCACGTTGTAGTTACCAAACATGTTTACGCAGTTACGCACCAAAGCAGTAAGGCTCTTGGCTTTGCGACCTAGGTCACCTTTCATGTCACCGGCTTCAAACTGGTTCACGTCAGTGGGTGTGAGCAACATACCCACAGAGTCGATCACAAACATGACCTTGGGGCGTTCATCTGCAGGCAAGCCTTTGTAGTCAGCCATGAATGTTGAAATAGTTTTGGCCACATCATCGATCATGGCCATGCTCAGTTTTAACAGTTTCCGTTCATCTGTATCCACCCCCAGGGCGTGCAACCATGCTTCGTCCAAGGCGTTCTCTGTGTCAATCAATACCACAAAAATACCTTGTTCCTGCGCATGCTTGACGATGTTGCCACTACAGATATAACTTTTGCCTGCACCAGACTCACCGGCGAACACAGTGACCTTGCCCAAGGGCACACCTTTGTTAAAGTCTCCAGAGATAAGATAATTCAAGGCGAAATTACCTGTAGAGATCCAGTCTGTTGGATCATTGAAACCGATACTCAATCCATCGATTGATTTTGTTATTTCCTTGCGGAATTTTGAAACGTCAAAGGGTTTACCCATATTTCACCTGTCTAGAAGAACACAGGGGCGAACCCCTGTGTGATTGCTCGTATATATTACTGTTTGTTTTGACGTGCGCGGATCATGGCCAAGATGTCTTGGGCATTTTGTGCACCTGGTTTGGCCTGCACCGGCGCTGTGGGCGTGGGTGCGTCATCGCCTTCGTCGAACGAGATGGCAGTAGAAACAGGTGCCGACTTCTCCACTGGTGCGGCTGATTCTACAACAGTTTCAGAGCCTGTGGAAGAACCTTGCGGAGCCGCTACACCAGCCGGACGGAAGTATGCACCCCAACGGTCGGGATCGTAAGGTTTGCCGTCGACAGAAGCCTCAAACATTTCTTTCATAACTTTGAGTTCTGCTTCGCCGGGTTTCTTAGGAAGGAAGTCGGACAAATTGAACAAGCCATGAGCCTCGATCGCGGCCTGTTCTGCTTCTGTCAACGCACTCTCCTTACGAGCCCATTTGGAGGTTGAGTAGTCTGCGTAACCACCTTTGGATGTCTTGGTGATACGGAAATCCAGACCACGCATCAAGTCTGTTGGCAACTCTTCCAGTTCTGGATCCATGAGTGCGGACTTGATTGTTTGGAAAATCTGAGGACCGATGATGAATCGGCGTATGGGATTTTCCGGTGTCTTGTCATCTGCCAGGGGATTTTCGCGGACGAATCCTTGCATGATGTATGAACGCTTCTTCCAATACTTACGGCCCATGTCTTCAAGGGCTTTGTCTTTGAACCAGGTGCGCACTTCTGCCAAGATCGGGCAAGCATCGCCCCACATCTCTACGCAGGGAACCTGCACTTGGACCTGTTTGGAATCCATTTCCCCTTTGACGCCATTGAATGGCAGTTTGATCATCGCCCGTTCGACCCAGAAGAAAGTGTTCTTTGAGTCGCCGTCAGGAAGGAAACGAAGCGTTGCGCTCTGTCCTTCATCGATGTTCCAGTGGGGGTAAATTGCGTTGTCGCCGCCTTGTGATTGTCCGCCTTTGTTCGACTCTGCGGCTTGTAGTCGAGCGCGGATTTCTGCTAATGATGCCATAATAGAAATTGTCCTTTCAAGAAATTTTAAATTGCCTATATATGCCTTGCATACACCCTACTGAGTGTAGCATAGATATTTAGCATGTCAATGTCAAAAGGCGATTTTTCTTTTGAACATTGATTTTGGCATGTAAATATCGGCATATGACACAGTATAACACATCTACACAACAAGTCAAGATATATGATCAAGTCTGTCAATTGCAATCAGTGGCACCGAACTGTTGGCTTGTGGATGAGTGTTTTTGCTCCGAAACATTGTCATGGATGCAGGACATTGTGATAAACGAACAAAATCAATTCGCAGTTTCACGACCCCATCGCAGACTGATGTTGCAACCGGGCCCGGATCATGCCCGATTACAACAGATAGGGTTGGATATCATACCTTCATTGAATCAGATCTCTGGATTGGATCTCAATCTCATGATAGTGAAATTTTGGCTAGACTTGCCGGGCTTTGCCTGCCAGACACATTCAGATTCACCAGACATCATAGTTACCTATCAAGTCTATGTTGACATTTGGTCTTCAAAACAGGATCCCTGTCACGGTATCGAATTCTTGCATGTGGATCCGCCATACAAGTTAGAGTTGGCCAATAACAAAGGTTATATCAATGTCAATACCGATCTCAAACCTCATAGGGTATTGCCTGGAATCGGCACACGTGCCAGCGTGACATTTCAATACAATTTGGTATAACTCAATACCAGCACTTCTCTCACTGTGTTGCCCGGCACGCAGGACAGCATGCCACAGAATCCACGAGGTTCATTGACATAGATGCTGGCTAGATTGGGTTCATAATTGACCACATCAACATCGTGTCTAGTGAGCCGGCGCATAGGCTGATAGTCTAGTTCGCTTTCCGCATTGACCTGGCTGTCATGACAGAAACAGAATGCCATACGGCAGTCGGATTCTTCGCCCATGCCAATCTGCACCTGCACCAAGATGTCAGGATGTAGCCTGTGCATCATTATGGAACTGCCGGCTAGATCGATGCTGACA